ATGGAGTTGGCCCTAAAAAAGCCAGACTCCGCCGGGACTATTGTCTTGGGGGCGTGTCACCGCTTAGCCCTAAGGGAAGGGCAGAAAGAGAACAAAAAAGAAGCAAAGGAAATAAATGGAGAATGATAAGATGAAAAAACGATTAACAAATATAAAAAAATTGTCAACTACCTTACTCTTGGGACTGCTTCTCATTTCAGCTGCGTGCACAATTATGACAAGCAACGCGAAGGCTTTACCTAGCACAAGTTCAATCAAAAACACACAAACTTCGCCCGAAAATAATTCGACATTGACTGGCAACAACATGCCTCCACCTATCGGAGGCCCAGTCACCCATTATTCGACTAACGAAAAATATTTGCCGCCCTCAGCTACCGTTATATCAAATCAATCGCTTCCTATGCTGATTCCATCCGGCCTGAATAACGGTTCAGTTAATCAGAGCGTAAGCCCAATGTACACGACGCATTGGTATATGATGGATATTTGGTCGACTCAATCTGGTAATAATATGCCCCAATATATGGATGGAACCATTACTGCTGTTGCAAACACGATCGGTGGTATGCAGTCGGGAAATGATTATGTCGCATACCTTCCAATGAACGTGGCTTACGGTACAACTACTAACTTTGATTGGTTTCAATTTGGAATTATTTTTTGGCAAGGCGGTTCATGTAATTTTCAATTTGATTGGTATCTTGACGCTACCGGAAACCAAAATAACGTCGATGTATTGATGCCATATACGCCTGGCGATTCGTATGACTTCAGTTTCACAACATCCGGTTCGAACACTGTTACATTCACCCTGACTTGTTCACAATATAACCCATGGACAGACACTTTCACAGTACCGGGAACTCAACTTCTCCACTATCCAGGTGGAGGGTTTTCGCCATGCAGTGCTGTCGAGGGCTTCACAGAAAGTAGCCTTACTAATGTTCCGTACGTACAAACGTACCTTGGGTATGGAGAATCGACATATTACTACATTGCTGGTGGCCAAACCCCTCCCTCGGGAATTACGACAGGGGTTTGGGGTGCAGGCACTGGTTATTTCTTGTGGGCTATGACTGGCGAAAATGACATGGCAAGCCTTACCTCTCAAACTGGCGGAATAGGTTACGGAAGCGTTAACAATCCTAGCAACTTGTTAAATGCCCAGGACGGTAATTACGCAACTATTTACGGAGGAAATCCTGGTGATGGAGGACAGATAGTTGGGCAGATGAGCGCACTTTCTGGTGGAAACATTTATGTTTACGGTTATTCAAGTTCGGGATATTATAGTAACTTGTATGTGTACGTATCTACGGATGACAGTACTTGGTACCAAATCGGCAGTTATACAACCGTTTCCTCGACAACGCCATCTTGGATAAGTGTAGGACAATATTTTGGAGACTTCAAATATATTTCGGTCGTTGGCTATGATTCCTATGACAGCGTGAAATTACAATTGGATGCGGTAAAAGTAGGCGTTTGATTAAATGATAAAACCAACAACAATAATCCTTTTTTCTTTTTTATTTGCTAGGCAGCCTTTATTACCTGCAAAGCAAAGGAACAGCATGCAAAGGTCTTATCATGCGTGAGTTGCAGATAATTAAGGCGTCTTCGCGCTTGAACCATAAGTCGCTTGCCGTCATCCTAATATTGGTTCTGGCAATATCAACAGGAGTTGCAACTGTTATTTATTTTCAAAGTAGTCGGTCGGAATCAAGCAGCAGCCCCTCGAGCGCCACAGCTTCAAGCGGGTTAGTCGACGGTTTACGTTTATCGATTACTCTTGAAGGAAACAAGACCAAATATTCGCAGGGAGAGGTTGTGAATATAACGTTTGCAGTCATAAATGAAAGTAAAAGAACGCAGATGTTCATAAACGAGAACGGGAATGCAACTTTTAACTTTGTTGTTTACAACAGTAGCGACGTGCCGATCTACTCGGAGTTATTCGGGGCAATTGCGCCTCTCAACGCAAGCGAACGGCTTGGCCCCAACCAAGACTTCACTAGTACTCTTAGTTGGCCACAAGAGAGTCTCATAGGAGGCTTTTCACAAGTTCCTCCAGGAGGTTACTACATTATAGGCGAGACAGGCAATAATACGCCACACGAACTCGAGACCGCCCGCCTAAACATAACAATCCTGAACGAATAGGTAAACAATTTATTCAATTGTTCTTCGTCTAAACAAGAAACTAAAACGTCTATGAGTTCTTCGCTGCCTTTAACCATGGAGATAACGCCGACAACAGTTTAATCCGCTGCCTGAGTAGCCTATAAGATGAAAAACTATGAAAGCAAAATTAGCCTTCCGCTAACACATAATTTAAACTGTTGAAAAACAGATACAAAATAACTATTTTTAATCAAAAAAGAAGGGAAAGAAAGGATTTTATGTTGGAGTTGTTGCTGTTTGGCTTTGTGTCTGAGTGGATACTTGCGTTTGGAATACGTTGACGAATTTGTGCCATACCGCAATCATGGAGCCGCCGATAGTGATCAAGCCACCGCACACTGATGCTCCTAAAGCTTGATATTGAATTGGCATTGAACTTACCGCGGTCATGCCGGCAGTGCCTGCAGCAATCAAACCTGCGCTAACCTCAACAAGTACAGTCTCGGCTTTCTGACTCAAATTTATAGAACTCGCCATTCACATTCACCTCCTCACCCAAAAAACAGGCTACCATGAAAAAGGACGAACTACTGAGCCACCCAAGGCTTCAGCAAAGGAACTTCGTAAAAAATTGTGTTTTAGCTGCCACTCGGGGTAGGAACTGCTACATCAGCATTGGCTTTCTTCATAGCATCAGCAGCCGCCTTATCTTTCAGATCCTCATCAGACTTCACACCTTCGACAAATCGCTCGTACAAGCCGAGCATGCTGATATGCAGTTTTTTCTGTTCACTCGCAGTTTTGAGTGCTTCCACGATTACATCGCGAGCTTTCTCGCCAACTGCGACATCTTTCAGAACTGTAAGTTTGTCTTTGTTTAGATCTTCGTATTTGCTGCCGTTGGGCAATTTGTACTCAACAATGAATTCGCGGTGTTCCTCTTCCGTAAAACCAAGTGCCGTCTGCAAATCACGGATAATTTTCAATGTAGACGCGGTTCCTTCCTTGGGAATCACATTGAGCAGATTTATTCTTTCAGCTGGATTAAACTTCAATCATTCTCACCTCAATTAAAAATTTAATTTACTTAAAATCAAAAAGAAACTAAGTGGATGCAGAGGTTGATGTAGTTGGAGATGCCGTTGTTGCTGCTGCCGCTGCCGTTATAGTGGCGTTCAAGGATGCGGCTGTTATGGCTGGCACTCCAAATATTGTTGCTAATGCTGCGACTGTGTCTGGGAAATCGTTGAATACTTGCTGAACGGGCAGGTTGAAAGGCTGACCCATAGTTTGTTGAGTAACGATGAAGCCGTTTGAGACTTGCTGAACGGTGACGCTAACTAGAGTAGTCGGTGATGTTGCTGGTGTTGTCAAATCAATCACCTCCCACTTTTTGCTTTAATTCGTCAAGACGTAACCGTAACTCATCAATTTCCATTCTGGCTTTATCTAGCTCTTCTCTGAGCTCATCGCTGATGATTTCTTGCTCGTCAAGCTTCTTGACTATCAATTGTTGGACACATAAATGCCAGCCATCCATCGTGGAGGATTCATAGAACCCGTCTTTGTTTTTGAGGTGCTTTATGCAGTCGGGGTCAATCGTGTCGCCTTTAAGTTTGAGGTTGCGGATTAAATCAAAGTTTATTTTTTCATTAAATTCATCATGCAAAAGTTCGTTGAAAGCTGATGGAGCATGGATATAGTAGATGTAGGCTGAGTACACGTAGTTCCAATAAGAGCTTGATGTCCCGCAAGATCCGCCTCCGCCGTAGATGGTTATTCCGGTGGTTAAGCTGTTTATGACGTTGACATAGAGATATTGCGTATCTACTATTTGCCATGGGTAGCTATAAGAGCCGCAATAGTATGAGCCCCCTGATGTTGGAATTATGTTTCCGCCAATACTAACTGCAGCGCAGTTTAGGTTTCCAATGCTAAGACCGCCTGTGTTTAATGCTAATAGCTGTGTGCTTGCGTTGTCGGCAAAAATCATGAGTGTATCTCCGCCCCAACCATTGTCGCCCATGGTAAAGAAAAAGTGGTAACCAGCGTTGGTGTTTTCAAGCACGAGTTGCCCGAAAACTCCGCCATTAGCGATCCAAACAGAGTTTCCATATCCAGCTTTTGGAATAAGGGTGTTTGTGTAAACTGAATAAGCGACTAAGCCTTGCCATGCGTTTGAACCTGAACCAAGCCCAAAAGAATTATCCACTGTCGGGTCAAAACTTCCGTTACCATAAATCGTGACGTACGCACCAGAAGAACCACCCAAGTACAAAGTGCTTGAAGAATTAAGCCAGGAACCACTAACCCAAAAATTACTGGCCTCACATTGACCTGTAACGTTCATGCTGCCATTCACAGTCAAAAAATCCCAAATACCCACACGCCTACCGCTACCAGCCGAATAGTTTCCGAGAATCATGAGGCATTTGTATGAACCTGAGTCGTTTGCCAGAATCGACGTCGTTGCAGTGCAATCTGACCATGTCGAACTCCAATTTTTCTCAATATTTACGCCAGCAAATGAACCATAGTTATTTCCTGTTACACCGTTTGAGATGGTCATGTTTCCCGATTGATCTAAAAGTAGTAGATCAACGGTCCAACCGTAATCCACGACGTCTAATCGTTGTCCTGAAGCCCCAAGTTGTATCGTGCAGCCTGGAATAGAATCAGTCCGACAGAAAATTTCTGGATACCCCGTATTATTTGCCCCTGTCCCTCGCGGACCTATTCTAAGCAAACTGCCAAGATACAAACTGCCATAAGCATCAAACCATGATATCGGAGGCCAATCATTATTGGTATCGCCTATCGCTAAAGGATACGCTGACGAAGAAGGCGCTGAAAGATACAAAGTATAAACAGACCAGTTCCCAGAACACCAAAGTCTATTCGTGCCTGAATAAGATACATAGAACGAATTCGTTATTGTTCCGCCATTCCAAGAAATGCTTCCTGATATTGTGCCAGTAACGGTTAGGTTGCCGTTTATGTACACCATAGGATTTGCGGTACCGGTTATGTAAAGCGGGTTGCTGTAGGTGTTAAGAACGTTGTAGACTGTTGAACCGATGGTGTAGTTACCGTTCATTGCTAAATAAGTGGCTCCGCCGTAGACGCCGATTTTGATTGCTGCAGACGCGTTTGTGCATAAGACACTGTCAAACACTGCGTCGCTGGTGGTGTTTAATGCTTGATTAGGCAACGAAGAAGCGGCGGCATAATAACTTGCTAACAGCCCGTTCAGTTCGGTTGCGTTTGTAGCTGTAGCTGCATTGCCAGTGCATGATCCTGAAGAACCTGAACAGTTGCCTGTAACGTTACCTGAAAATGCCCCTGTTATCGTGCCATTAACGGTTACGTTTCCATTCACATACATAATGGGAATAGCTGTACCCGTTATGTACAAGGGATAAGCGTAGGTGTTAAGAATGTTGTACGCGGTGGAACTGATTGTGTAGTTGCCTACCATTACTAAGTAGGGTGCTGACGGGTTTGAGGAGGGCGAGATTTTTATGGCTGCAGAAGTATTCGTGCAGTTCACGCTGTCAAACACTGGGTCTGCCGATGCTGCGCCCGTTAACTGTGAAAATTGAATGGGCATTGATGTGTAATTTGAAATTTGGCTGTAAGGCATTGTCCAGCCAGACGGGACGGCGCCGGATCCTGAAAGCGTGGCAGGAGTAACAGCGGTTCCAAGCTGAGTAGTAGAGATTGTACCGCCTAGAAGCGCGAATGTAACTTGAGCGTAGGTTGGTGCTGAGCTGCCTTGGCCTTCCAAAAAGTAGCCGCTTGTACCTAGCGGCATTTGAGTTAATGTTGTTGTTAGAGTTACCCATTTAGGCGGGGCGCCTGAACCTTGACTTTGCAAAACCTGTCCGCTTGAGCCGATCGTTGCGCTTCCGATTGTTCCTGTGTTTAGGGGGCACAGCAAAGTTATCGCTGAAGACTCCAGGGAATTCAGGAAGTCAGTGTAGCAAAAGACTTGGTCAACCCAAAGAAACGGGTACTTGTAGGTGCCTAAGCCGATCATTGGCGCCGTGTAGGATGGTCCAGACTGAGGCGTGATTGTTGCTGTTGCTGCGGAGCCATTTTGGTTTGCCACTGAAGGAATAATATATGTGAGATAGCTGCTGTTGAAAGTCAAAAATGACGCTGGAAACCCAGAAGAAGGCACAGGCAACAACGTGTTATTGCCCAGCATCAACGAAGCGACATCACCAAAATTATCAGCTAATGTTACGTACATACCAGATGTGTTTGGATCGCTGCCATCTGGCATGGTCTGTAATGCAGCTGAGGCATTAGCCAGCGAGGCTACTACACCGTTAATTGAAGAAGTCGCATTGATCAATGCGAGAAAAGCGCCTGCGGGAGTCACGATTTCCAAAGTGCTTTTTGTCAAGTTCTTTGTAATGCGGTAAATCGCATAGTTGCCGTTTAAGCCAAGTTCGGCGCCATTTGATATCGTGACCAAATCGCCACTGTTCAAAGCTGCTGTCTGCGAGATATCGGCTTCAAGCGGGCAACCGCTATTGGTTTCTGCTAAACTCTGCAGGTACGCGGCTGCCAACGCATTCAAAGACGCCTGGCTTGTAACAGCATTATTCGTTAACGTAATGGTGTTATTACCCGCTCCAGTACTTCCCGCAGTACCGATAATCACTTGTCCGGTAGGGCTGACGCCGCGAATAATTACGCCTGCATAGCCTGTTTTGCTTCGATCAAAATTCACCTGACTTTGTGTATCAACCGTTATTGATGTTGGCGTTTGATTGCCTTTAACACCGATTATCACTGTTGAACCAGAATTGTAGACGTTTTGGTTTAGAAGGGCGGCTAAGTTTTGAGCGGCGGTTAAGCAGTCTGTTGAATTGAACTGTATACTTACGGCTGTTGTTGGGCAAGAGCCAGCGGTCATACCGGATGAAGCGCAAATCGCAGCTAAGACCGTGTTTGCAGCTACGTTATTGTACGCCCCTGTGATTTGGCGCTTCTGCATTACCTCAAAAGTGTTGTTATAAACCGTGCAGGTTATCTGAGAAAAAGTCGCAGTGTAAGCCTCAAGCAAACCACTGAAAATAACGGTGCTTCCCCACAGCAGCTGGACTTGCTGGTTACTCTGCACAAAAGTCAAGTTCGCAGAAGTATTGGGAATAATAAAATCGAGTTCAAGCTGCCCGTTGAGTTCATCAATGATCTGGTTTAGCACGGCGTTCGCTATGTTAACCCATGAAGACCCGTTATAGTATTGGAATGTAAAAGTCATTTTAGAGCACCATATAGAAGGCTGCATGCTTGAAAATTAAACTGAACTTCAAAATGGGATTGTTCGCGTAATCTTTTGTTTGAATGAATGTTGCTTTATCCAGCTTCCAGGTACTGTTGAGGCTTGATCGGGGCGTTGATAACGTGCAAACTAAGCCTCGAAAACCAAGCAGAGGCGTAACATAATTAGTATCCAGGTAAGCCATGTTCTGGCCTGAAACGTTAAGAACGCCCTCTAAAGTTAACTGCCGAATGTCGCTGCCGATAGAAACTAAGACGGGTTCCTGCTCAGGAACTGTAATTGTTGTATCATCAACGGTTGGGGCTTCATCTGTTACCGTCTGCGGAGCTAATGGCAAAGTAACTGTGGTGGATCCTTGTGTTATCTGCCAGCTCATTTACAGCACCTTGTTCATTAGTCCTTTCTTGTACATGGCATCGCAGATGCCTTTGCTTACGGCGTCTCGTGTTTGCTTGAGCGAAGCTGAACCTGTAATGCCGCCGTTAATTGTGATGTTGGGTGAAGAAATATTCACGTTACTTGTTCCAGAACCGCCCTTAACGTTAACGTTGCCAGCTAGACCCTGCAAGCTACTGCCTAACGTGTTAGTTTTATGTGCAAGTTGATCGCTAAGTGCGATGCTCTGCGTAACCTGTTTGTTGAATTCCTCTGCAGCCGGTGCCGCATGCGCAAAACACAAGTGACTAAGCGCTGAACCCAAATCACCAATCACGCTACTAAGTGGCTTCACCGCGTTCGCAACAGCATTAATCGCCGTCTCAAAAGCCTTCACCGGAATCAACGCAACTTGTAAGTCTGCAACAAGAATTTCTTTGAAAAAGTTAGCGACGGGCAAAAGAATATTTGTGTAAGCCCAGTTAAGCCCATTCCATAGGGCGTCTCCTGCGCTTTTCAAATCGTCAAAGGCAGAAAGCAGCGCTCCGCCAATCACATGTCCCAGGTCATTCATTACGTCGCGGAAGGGTTTGCAGTGTTCATACGCTTCATAAAATATGGCTGCTAACGCTGTAACTACCAGCACGACAAGCATAATTGGGTTAGCATCGCAAACGGCGTCGAACAAGCCCATGGCGCCCGTCGCTGCCTCTGTGGCTCCAACCTGGATCCACTGTGCAGCTGACTGCGCATCAGTCGCTGCGGTACTAGCAATCGTGCCTAACGTCCCGGCTTCCCGTAGGCTGTTCAATGTCGTCATAATGCCGACGACACTGGGAATAACAGTTAACGCAGACATTATCAAGGTGCTGTTGTAGTTTCGCTGAGCTTCTGAAACCCGTTCCTGGTCTACCGATTGGGTTTGTTCTGCTAAAGCCAGTTTATTTTGTGCATCTTGTGCTTGCAAGCTTGTGGGACCGTATTCTGCAACGGCTTTGTTGTATGCTTGCTGGGCTAAAGTAACGGAGTTTGCAGCTTTTTCCTCAGTTAAATTCGCCTTGGCAAGTGAAGTCTGTGCATTTTCAATGTTGTTTACGCTCATATAGAGCACGGCGCCGCTCATCGCCATCATGTTCATCTGCATGGCGTTTTTGCTAAAGCTGCTGCTGGAAACCTCAGTGGCCTCCCCTGCCTGTTGGGTACTGACCGTAACTTGATTCATGCTTACCTGCGCCGAATCAGCTGCTTGATTGAAAGAATCCTGCATCTGAACAGTATCAGCCTGAACAGTAGTCGTCATACTGGTTACGCTGCTCGCCGTATTCTGCATACTATCTGACACATTGGTGCTCATTGAGTCGGAAGCTTCGCTGACATCGCTGCTCATATCGGAAAAGTTGCTGCTGACTTCTTGGAAAACATCCGAAGCATCATCAACCGCAACTATGTCTATTTCTGCAGGAGCTCCACTCACTTCGTTTAGCCTTCTGACAATTTATGGTACCAAACTGCTGATTGGATTAAGAATTCCAGTTGAAAATTGGTTAAGCTCGCCGCGTATTCTAGGGTGTAGTGGTAGAGGTTGACGACGGCTGCGATCCGCTGGGCTTCGCTGCTCCAGCAGATCCAGTCATTGACCGCCTCACCGTTCGCGGTAAAAAACCCTCATTAAGCAAAGCCTTCTCCAGAGCCCGCACCAAATCCCATGGAGCATCACGCAAATCCTTCTCTGTCAAGTCCGGGTAGCAGGGCTTCATCATCTTTAGAAGAGCCTGCAACTCGAATTCGCGTTGATCTTCCTTGTAGAATTTAGCTAAATCGCTCAGCTCGTTATGGGTGAGTAACACGAATTTGACCCATCCGGCGCCAGGCACATTAGCCTCCTGCGGAACCTTACTACTTTTTAGCAGGCCTACGCTAAAGTTTTTGAACCGCTCCTTCTGCTCTGCCTCGTACTCGTTGAATGCTGCTTTAAGTTTCTCGAATCCTTCACTGTCAAATTTTTCTTCACTCATCAAATCACCTCATTACTAACCATTAATATCATGTAATGCTTGGTTAACTCAATATGACCGGAACAGGCGAACCTTTTTGGTGTGAAATTAAAACGTTTTTTCTGGGGATAAGTCTTAAATCTGCACAGCATAGAAATAATCAAAAGTGGGAAGAAACGCTGTGAATCCAAGGAATTCAGTCTTTGAATATTTTCATTTTTTAAAAAACAACAAAACGGATACAGTTCTTTTGCTTATAGTGGCCTTAATGATCGCTATTTTTTCTTTGCCTAGAATTGTCTCTATTCCTCTCCCAATTATTGTGTTCTTTTTAGGATCCATCTTGCTTTTTAGACAACATGAAAAGGGAAAATTGCATGAACAACGAGCCAAATATGTTAAGAAACTTCGTGTCTTACTGGACGATTTGAAAGATACGATAATCAACGAAAGTTACAGTTATTCATTACCATTTATAGCTATGACAATTGCCAACGATAAACAACTTATAAACAAAACTCAAGCAGAGAAACGATTGCTATTACTTCTCTCAACCAATTTAGCTAAGGAAACCAACGAATTAATTGAAGAGGTACAGGTAATGGAAAGTAAAGGCGAACGGTTTTATGGTTTGCTTGAAAAGTTTGCTAAACTACTCAGCAACCTTTCAAATTTTAAAACGGAATTTTATAACATGATTCAAGAAACCAGAACCGTTGTCAATTTAGGTTCAGATTTAGAGTTCAAGACAAATTTCTACAGCAGATTTAGTTATGAATACAACAGCTATATGGATAAACTCTCTCGATTCTCAGATAACTTGAAAGAAGAAGGAGAACGAGGATTGAACAAAGATCTTATTGAACACGTAAAAAATTTGGACGAGCTGTATGGAACTAAATAAACTTGGAAAAACAAAGAAAGAAAAATTACTTAGAAAGTACTTGTTGCTACTGATTGTGCTTCGCCGCTAATGTCATTTGCAATTGTGCCTTTCTGCCCGTTCTTCACGCTGTAGGCTGTTAGGACAACGTTGCTTAACGTGATTTTTGGAGTTCCCGACCCCGTAGTCGTACCCTGTGGACCCCAAATAACCGTAACTAATGAGCCGTTAAGCACATCTGTTAATAGCGCGGCGTAGTTTGCTGGAACATAAAGCGCTGAAGCTTTGAACGTGTAGGATTGGTTGCCGCTTGCCGTGAAAGCTGGCGACGGAGACCCACCTGAAGAGCAAACATATTCCTTAATCATCTCCGCTTTAACATCCATAGTGAAGTCAGTGAGAAAGCCGATTGCTGTGCCACCTACCTGAACAACTGCATTCCGACTTAGAACTGGCGTAGTTGCTAAACTCATACTTTTTCACCTCGATTACAATGGTTACTGTAAGACGTAGCTACACATTTTTGCTACTTTATGATTTTTAATAGCTACTGAATAAATGATAAAATAAGCTTCCCGCGTAGATCAGCTAAAAAAGTCGATACAGGTAAATGAGTAAGCTCTTCTTACATGGTTTGGGTAGAGCATCAACGCATATTTATTCTCAGCCAAGAAGCTTTGATTCGACTTAGTCAAGAAAGTTTTACTGCATGCATCAACACCGCTAACGTATAAAGTCGGAATTTACCTTTCTGAGCCAAACAATATTACTATTAAAAACATAGAGATAAATGGATTTTCCGTTGGAATTCAGCTAAACAACTCACACCTACAACATTACCTACAACACTTGGAACTAAATCAAACCCGAAAGTAATGGAGTAACCCTAATCGGAAGTTCAAACAACCTAATTGGGCAATAAACTTCATGTCGGCGCGTCATCAGACAAAATCATTATCATTAAACTGATAACCGCTTCGATCATTTAGCTTGGACCGTAAGGAAACGCTTATATTTAGATATCATGGAAGAACCTCGTGAGATGCGAAAATGAGTAAGAAAAATGACAAATTAAAGACAATTGCATTCGTAATCTGTGCTGTCTTTATGGTGACTACAGTAATATCTGCTTATACAAAAGCTGACACTGCGCTGGCAGTTAACTCCAACAACGACACATCAATTAGTTTAGTGCCTGTTCTATTGACCGACAACCAAGTACAGGTGGAGTATCCTAATCTTCCAACAGCAGACCAGTTATGGGGTAACAGCCCTTGGGTAGATACTAGCAAACGCACCGAGCCTCTAATCAACTGTACCGTTAACCTACCAAGCACCATGAATGGCGAAGTTTTATCAAACGTTCCTGAAATTTGGCTTCAATATAACAGTACAATTTATGTTGAAGTTCCTTTATCCGATTTGAACTATACTCAAACAACCATCACGTCGCAAAACCCATCAGCTTCACCACAATCCAATCCAGCAAGTTGGGCCATAGGAGCCGAAGCCAATCCAGCAGATATTTCAGGGTCAAACCCTGTCACAGGTGCCGTAACATATGCCGAGTACGGCTGGACGGGTTCAGCCTCGAACGATTGGGTTGGAACTGTTCTATCAATCAACGACGGCGTCTATGCATATCAAATTGAGATCGAAGATGTTACTGATTATGGCCACTATGTAAACGCTGAGCAATGGAGTGACAGCACGGGCAAAGTAGTTAACACTGAAATAGGCTCTGTAACTGCCAATAATGATCAAATGTACTCCGAATATATTCAATATAATACTAATGAAAATGATTGGCAGTTCATGTTCAACCAATACACCCAATGGTGGACTTGTCCAGCAGATGGCAAAACTAGCATACTAACTGGGACCCAACCTACTGTTTGCATAGAGTCAAATGATTTTACTCCCAGCGACTTCACTAGCTTCGCGAAAACAGCTGGAGAAACCTATTATAATTGCGGCAACGGCACCGATATATACATACCAGCAATTGGCTATCAATATAATAACGGAGAACAGACACCTGATAATTGGCATCCTTACTATGAACGTATTTCCAACAGCAACCCAACGTCCGACCCCGTTCCTAAGGCCGAAGTTTATGAAGGCGGTTCAGCCGTGTCGGCATGGCCTACACTCCTTGATTCTGTAAGTTTCGAAGGTCCTCCATCAAGTCTTGATGTTGGAATACAGAATCCTGCTGCATACACAGAAATACTACAGTTTGGACATGGCTATAGTGACCCAAGCACAGGTACGAAACTCTGGTGAGCAGTTTCTTAGCAATTAATCGACAAAATATCCTTTTTTCTAATTTTTGAATTCCTGAAAACTTTTTTGGTTACCAACTTGTTTACATATCCGCCTAACAATATGAGTTAAACAAGTTGCAGACCGCGCCTCTTAGCATGAATCTCAATTGCGCGCTTTGATCTTTTTTTACTCCTTTAAACCACAATCCATTCATACAATATTTGATGTTTAGGGTTGTGCAACATTGGCGCTTTTGGGCATGTTTAAGTCTTATGTTGCTTATTGTAGGCAAGCTCAAAAGCGTCGATATAAAAAACACGGTGGGACTTTTTTAAGTTGTTTCTTCAAAGATATCTAACCTTGCAATAGATCTTGGATTTGTTGCTCAATCTCCGGCGCGAATTCAGGCAAATGCAGATTAACTGAATTAGTAAGGTAAAGCCTCGCAGACATTTTCTTTGTGCCAAACTCAACATAATACGCGTAAGGTGCCGTAGCCTTAACCTTAAGTTGGAAATTGCTGGGCTGTTCAACCGTCAATGTACTTTTCAAATAGCCCGTTCTGACTGGAACTAACGTGTTTGCTGTAGCCAAAATGTTCTGGGCAACATTCCTCATAGCCTGCCCAACAGCCTCCGGGTACTGCTCACAGAGACAATCAAAGCAGCTGCTCAGCACATCAAAATTTGACAAATTAACCTGAATAGAAATACTCGTATCTTTTTCACCTTAACGGAGACCGTTGCATTCTCCTAAGCTATTTTCGTTACTCTGTGCTCTACAAGAACCTGAGAACCGTTTTTGTAAGTCACAATCCAAGAGCTAAATCGGGTTTTAAATTTCTGGTTTGCCGCCCTTTTTTGTTCTGCCATTTACTTCACCTGCCTATAAATTTGAAATGCTGAAGTAAACGGCATCAATGTTAATCATGACGCGGGTTACTTCAGTTGCGTTACTGTGAATCGGCTCTCCGGTTACCACATAGTTTGGGTCTTGCAAGTGTACGATGCGGGTAACTTCAGCCTGCAAGGTCTCCAAAGTAGATTCTGCAGTCGCTAAATCAGCCGAGTTTTGGCTAACGTTAACAACAATTATGTCTACAACGAGTTTTTCAGTAACCAGGTAACATTCGCGACTAAGCGCATCGACCTGTTTGCTTGGGCTCGCGTAGTAGATGGCTATTTGTAAGGGTCCTTTTCCCTGAGTAATCCCAATTGCATCCATGCGAGTTGTAGGCCACAAAATATTTGCGGCGGCCACAGGATTTGAAAGCCCCCAATTGTCCTGCAGCAACTCCGAAACCGCCAAGGCTTGGTTAGTTGACATCTAAGCTTTCCTCCGTTTTCTGCGCTTTCTGCCAAAACAATAAAGAAGCCAACCTATCAGGAAAAGCGCTATAGCAACGGGAAGAAGCAGAAGCCGAAGTTTTCGTTTTGCCATTCCTAACCCCACTGCCCTCTGTAATGGGGAACTTCATTTCCCAGGCGTGCTTGAGCGCTTGCTGCTCCAGTTGAAAGATTCGCTATATTTCGGGTAAAGCTTTCTTGGAAGCTTTGTACCGCGTTTTGAAATGAGAATTTTCCAACGGTGCCTTTGGTTACGAATAGGTCGCCAAGCTTGTAATCTGCCGCGCCCAAAAGCATGCCGCCACTCGCAGCAACTAAAACGCCTATGCATGCAAGGTCAAGTGCGGCTAACTGCGCAAACGGGTAACGAGGATCCGTCGATGTAACACCAGGCACGAAGCTGCCTATGTAAGTGTTCGCGTGGTCAACGTATGCCTGAACGCTATTACCTGAAACAGAAAGCCCGTAAACAACATAATTGCCGTTGCCATCAGGTCCGGTAACATTTAGAAAGCCAATAACCTCCTCTAGCGAGGTAAAGGCTGGATAGGTTGACATGAGAAGTCTCCGTAAAATTGGTTAATTTGAAGCCGGCTTTACGGTTCCAGACTCAAAAGACTGGAGCAAATGATTGCTTAACTGGTTGAGTAGCCCGTTGTTTTGCATATGCAGAAGCCGTTTGCCACGTAAGGTGTCTTGCGGTAGCTAGTGAACGGTATGATTTTGCGTAAACGCTTTTGGATGTCTATGTCGGTTGTGATTTCTTGTTTGGTTACCATGAAACCCATGGGTGCGTAGTTGTTGTTTGGGTTCTGGCCATCGCTGATGCCATAGACTGTGCCTGCTGGAACAAGATTGCTGACTAAAAGTGTCCATATGCCGAGTTTTTGTTCAACTTCATTGGTTAATGGGTTGGTGACTTCACGGAACAAGTTGGGGTAGGGCAAGTTGCGTAGGGATTCTTCCTGGATAGGGTTGACTGCGATGTATTTCATTATGAAGTTGTGTTGTTTTATGAGTCGGTTCATTTTGTTGAGGTCTTCGAGGCCTACGCCGCCGCTGACGGTTATTGTTGAGCCTGTGACGCTGATTGTGTTTCCTGTGCCTGCAAAAGAGTTGCCGTTCGCTGCCCCTGCTCCGTCTATGGCGGTCCAGCTGTCGAGCTCTATTTGGTACATTGTGCGGAAGGCCAGACGCATCATTTGAGTGTCTACTACGCCGAGTTCAAAGTCGGTTATCATTTCTATTGGGATTTCGACTTCTTCGCCGTAAGTGTCAGGTGTTATGCTAACGCTTGTTAGTGGAGTGAAGTCTAGTACTGCGGGTGCTGCGATTCCTTTTCTTTGAATGCCGATTGCGACGTTGCCTGCTTCTTTGACGTAAGTTCGTGTTCGTCCTTTTATGATTGGGTCAGGAACAAAGAGCTTGGCGAAAATCATGGCGTTAGTTGCCATCTGCAGGATTTTTTGGTGTAGCTCTGGATATTGAATAGCTGGGCTATCATCCATTGTTACTTGATCAGGTGCAAAACTCATTTCTTGATTTCTCCTTTACTTTTTACTTTAGAATTTCTCGACTTGACGAGTCCAAACTTGAAAGATTGGAGTTAGGGAATTACGATTGCTTGGCCGCCGTTAGAAGCGCCAGTATCGCATAGACAGTGTTTTGTGGTTGGGGTGTTGTTGGTTACTCCGACTCCGTTTGCTCCGGAAACTACTAGGTCGCCGGGGTTGATTGTGCCGCTGGCTGTGATTCTGGCTTTGACTTTGCCAGTCATTACTGTGCATATTTTGCCTGCTGGTGCGCCGACTTTAACGATGCCTACCCATTCTTGTGCGCCTGTGGTTGGGGAAACCGTGCCTGGTCCGCTAATGTAGACAAACTGCCCTGCGGTGACGCCGCCTGTGCCTGCGATAAACGAGAGATCAGTTGAGGATGGTTGCTGTACGAGAGGTCCTGAATTTTCATAGGACATTTTACTGCATGCCTCCTTGCGTTACCTGCGCATCGAAGGTTCGTTTTTTCTGTGCGGCTGCTGCAAGCTCTTTGAAGTAAGGCGGGACTGCCACCATTCCTGGCTGAGTCTTCTGTGGTTCTAAGTGTTCGTTTAGGACTCCTGCGACTCCTTTCCCGGGTGCACGTTGTTTTAGTGCTTGTTTTATGGATTCGTCGACTTTGGCTGCGATCGCGGCGGTTTCCAATTTGACTGCTTCTCTTGCGGCTTCGACAGCTTTGGTTACTGCTTCGGCTGAGGCTTTGTTGCATGCTTCTGACAAGTTGTTTGCGTGCTTTTCCATCATTGCCTTTATGGCTTCTGCATCTAAGGGTTGATTTGTTGACAATTTTCTCTCCTCCGAATTTTCCTTTTCATTTTTTTGGTTAGCTCCCTTTTGGGAGTGTACCTTTGAATTACAACTTAAACAACTAAGGGTCAAAGCGCTTGCACATAGCCCGCATGGAGCTTTTTTCTGCATGGTTAGCGCTTTTCGGATGGCTTGCTGTTGGTCTGCTTTCATGGCAGCCGCAAAGCCAACTGGCTTAAACTTGGCATGTTCATAAGCGCCTATGGAAACAATGCTCAACTCGACAAGGCGCGGTCTGCGCATGATTTCCCAAGCGCCACGGCAAATGTGCACCAAATTCATCAGATCGTCTCTGGAGCGGGATCCACATAGGCTGCAGTAAGCTTCTCCCAAGATGCGTGGGCTGACGCTGTTGACGTATTCACGCTCGATTTTTGCGAGCAGTTCTTCATCGCCGCTTACTTCCCCCTCGAAGGGAACAACGATTCTGCCGTCAGCTGAGGTCTGGGGCGAGTGTAAAATATTGATGACGCCTTTGATGTCTTCCACGCGGTCGCCATGGTCAACACGAATCTGAGCATTTTGACTAACGGCGACGAAATAGGGCAGTTCTTCAGCGGGAACCTGCCAACCATTCTCGTTAACCGTGTCATCAATGGCTGTTCCCTTAATGAGCAGGACTTTGCCGTCGATGCTTCGCTTGAAAGTAACGGGCACATTGTAGTCTAGATGAATGTTGGGTTTAGAAACGCTCATTTTGGGCTCTCTTTAGTTACCAGTAAACATCATTATCACGAGCAACGAGCAAACACAATTCGGATGCAAATTCACCGCAAAAGTGTCCTCGTCAAGCCATTCTCCGTAAGGAAACATATCCGTAAGTTCATCGGGATCTTGCAGTTCGTAGACGTCATTGTTGTGGTCTTGGCAGTTTTGGCATAGATTGGGACTGGGCTTTAGGCCTTCAGTTACATAACGCCAAACAGTGTAACGGATTGCTGGGTTAACCACAGCTGCCTTGAAAGCCTTGAACGCAAGAAAGGCGTTGACCGCGTTCTGCATGTCATTGTCTTGGAATTTCTGAGATAACATAGCTTTTCCCGTTCATGCTTAGCTGTCTTTGAGAAGCCTTTAGTTCAGGAGAAGGCTGAGATGCAACGCTTTTGCTGACGGCGTCGGCAGGCATTGCTTGGCCGTAACTTTGACGCATCGTTGCCAAATTCCCCCAGACTTCTTCAGGCAAACCAAGTTTAGCTCGGGCTTCTAGATCTCCGGTTAGGCCCGCTTGGAAGAGTGCAATTTGTTGATCAACCAAAACGTCTGCTGCAGGCTCCCAGATCGGTCGCCACTTTACCTTTGGAATCTTATCCGAAGTAATGAACGATCCTGGAAAGTCGCCTTGCAGGATAGCTGGGAACAATTCAGTTTCGTAAGTGTACTTTATGTGTTCCTGTCGCATGCGAAGGCGAGTGACAAATTCCTGCATAACTATGTCAGCGGTTGATCTGTTTGCGTTTTCAATTTCTCCTAAAAACAATTTAGGAACGCCTAACTGTGCGTTACGTTGAGTTAGCAGATAGTTTAGCCACCATTCAACCCGTAAGCCCCTTGTCATGCTGTCGATGGGTATGGGGTTGACGTCGTGTTTGAATGCGAGGTCGGTGCCTTGTTGGCGTTCTGCCATGCCATCGATGAAATTCTGCAGTTTAGTGTCTGACCATTCGGCTTTTTCTGTGCCGCATTGATAGGCAAGTATTGGTTTAGTGTAGATTTTCATTATGGTTGCCATGTCATGCTGGAAATCATCTGTTAGAGCCTGAATCAGCAGGGTGCTTCTTAGCAGGCTGACACCGTAGGCACTGTTGTATCTGCCTGAACCTTGATTGTGCAGTGTCCGCAGTATGTCTTGGGGCTCAAAAATTGCTGGAGGCACAGACAATAGTTGGATGTAGCCGAAAACGTTCATGTAAGCGTCGCGACGAATCCTAACATAAAGAGGATCTAGAGGCTTGAGCCATTCGACCCGTTGATTATCTTCATCTCGGCAGAGCTCGGTTATGCTAAAGCCGTTAACCAAAGCATTATTTTCTTGAATACGGGCAACAGAGGGAACGTTATGGGAATCCAGCCACTCGCTCAGATAATCATTGAATGTGGAGTTGCCGCCTTCCAGCTCGAGCCAATTGCTAACGGTCAAGTTGACGCGAACGTCCACTGAGGCTGCAATGTATGGGTTGTACTCGTAGAGGGCTTGCAGTTTTGGCAGATCATCAACCGGTGTGATTCCCCAAATTCTATCATACAAGCTGCTGTAAGGCGGAGTAACAAAGCCTATTCCCGCGCTCTTCAGAGTGTACCTGCTGAGGTATTCTTGCAGAACCGCATCCCGACTGGACCTGAACGGGATCTCCTGCTCAATTTGCTGCTTAGCCGTATCCTCTGCTACATTTCGCATGGGGTTTGGCAACGAATCGGTTCGTTGGGCAGGAAGTATTTTGCTTGCAACCTGACCAAAAGCGGATCTAAAGTTTACCATTTACTAAGTACACCATTAATGTCTGTTCGGGAACGCAATTCCCACGCCTGACGATGGCGAGGGTGAACGTTTTAGTTGCCAAGCTGCTAATGCGAGAGCGATAACTGCGTCGTCATGGTAGCCTTCGGGTGCTCCATACTGCACGTTGCCGCTTCGGGTAGTCTTGTACCCGTACAGCTTGAGCTCGTTAATCAAAACTGGAATCGGCGGGATCGTGAGCTGGTGGTTTTCAATCATTATGCTGAGGTTTTCGATGAGGTCTTTTTTTGTGGCGTTTGTGAATTTGTAGCCGTCCACATGCACTTTCTCTCTGCAGAGTTCGTCTTCGATTGGATCGCCAACTCCGGTGCTGTCAATTAGCAAACGGGCATCATAGTTCTGGGATAGTTGAACGATGCGTTTTCTTTGAAATACCCAATCCAATTGATTGAATCTGTCAAAAGCGCACAAGTGACCATCTATGTCCAAAACTATTAGGACGGTGAAATCCTCTAGCTTTGCAAGGTCGGCGCCCATGACGTACTTCTTATTTTGCTGCGGGAGTTCAAAGCCGCCTACCACAATGCGGTCAACTCCTCGGAATACACTGCCGACGTCTTCTAAGAACTGTGCCAGCACCTCTTGACGATAAGCCAACTCAGGCATATCCCGAGCAAAAGAAGCAATTTCGGCTGGATCCAAGTACGGGTTACTTGCACTTGGAAAGCTCCAACTATTGTAATCAGTCTGTTTAGGGTCCTGCCCACGAGTCCAAAGCTGAAAATACCAATTATGCCCTCTAGGCGTGCCCGTGAAGAAGGCTATGCCTTTCTCATCCATCAAAGCAGGCCTAAGGGCAAGAGTCCACGCTTCTTCAGCAATTTGTGCGCCCTCATCAACCCAAAGAACCTTCAAACCTTGGCTACGAAGTGAATCTGGGTTGTCTGCGCTCTTAAACCAAACATGCCTATTTCCCGAGAGAATGACGTGACGGTCTGCACGATGGATTTCCTCGATTAATTCGCCAGGGCAATAATTGAAGAACTCGCTCCATTGCCGCTGAGTATGCCAATAAGTGGGAGCAACTGCGAAGCCGACGATTCCTAATTTTTCTTTTCCTTCGCCTTGCTGCCACATCTGCCTTATGAATTCGTTTGCGCCCGCGACGGTTTTGCCCCAGCGTCGCCCGCAGTTGAGCACTCGGAACCTAGCGGTACAGTAGTGGAATTGGCATTGTCCTGGATGAGGTTTGTATCTGATGCGTATTGTTTTTTGCATACTTCGGGATCTTCCCATTTGATGCGTGTTTCTTCAGTTTGATTTTGTTCAGTTGGTTTGGCACCGCTAAGTTGGGCTGATTCGACGTTTATTTGGCGCATAAGATTCAAAGCTGCGATTCTTGCGCGGTCGCTTTTGGCTTGGGTGTACATGAAGCTGGCTTTGCGGTAGAGTTGCTCATGGCGATTCTGCACCTTTAGCAGCTGCTTGGCAAGTTCCTGCAAAATAGGCTGCCACTCGGGCTTAGTGGCAAAATCATTGTAAGCTGTACTCCTAGAACAGCCAAATTTCGCCATAAGCTCTTGGACTATTTCATGGGTGTTTAACCCATTTCCTTCGCCCTTTAGCAATTCTAAGCGTCTTTCAAGCGTATGTAGCTGCATAAAATCTTCACTTTTCCAAGGTTTCTGGAATTTTGCGTCGATATTTTAGAGAGACCGTTAAGCGACATCGGCTATTCGAATGCACCAGTTCCCGATTTATTCGAGTATCCCCTTTTCCGTGGCTTCCGTGACCAACACGCTTGATTATCCAGTTACCCAAGTTTCCCCTTACTAGCTGAGGATTGCTTGTAACCAGATAAAACGGCAATTTACTCTGAGAGGTGTAGAGCTCAGCCATGAAATTCAGCAGGCGTTTTCCGATTCCGATGCCCTGATAATCAGGCAAGACCACAAGACGGCTTACACGATAATAATTTGCCAACATATGCACATGGGCAACTGCAATGAAGGCGACAGGTTTTTGCTGATATAGTGCAACGTAACATTTGACGCCGGCGCCAAGCTTGCCGTTTAGATAGTGATATTGCCTAAAGACCTGCCACATGGAATTGCTGCATTTATGAACTGAGATGTCAATTGTTGGGTGGCTAACTTTTTTTTTATAAACTCCATAGCGTCGGTGCAGAACACCCAATCAGGCTCCAACCAATCAATAACGTCGTAGTGGCATGTGACTGCTATGAATTTCTTGCTTGTCCTGCGAACTGCTTTGCTTATGGCGTAAGCGCTGACCTTTGCGATTTCCCTATCTACAACGCTTGTAAACTCATCAAAAACAATTAGATCCTGATCTAAACTGAGCGCCCTTGCAATATCTACCCGCATCTTTTCGCCCTGACTTAGCGCCTCATAGTTTTTGAGCCAATCGGGAGGCGAAGCAAAGCCGACGCTGCAAAGGTTTTTTGTTATCTCATTTACTTGAAGACTTGTTGGGAAATCATCCAAAATCGACTCATGTGAATAGTCAAAGCCTTTGATGTAGCTTTGAGGAAAAAGCGTTTTAGCAATGCTGGTTTTGCCTGTTCCACTCCGACCGACAATAATTCCGATTTGCCATGCCTCGCCCTCTATCGGAATCTCACCCACAAAATGCTTCTCCATCTTGCAATCTGTCAGGGTAAAACTTCCTATGACTGATTGAGCGCGAAAACTCTCCGGCTTAGTCCAGGTTTTTACAAACTCAAAACGCGGCATTTGTACCCTTCACCAATTAGTTTGTTATAGACAGCCTCTTGATGGACCTCATCTTCGCATTCAATTACCACTTCAAAAGATTCGACAAAGTTAATGCCTTTTTCTTCTTGACCCAAAGCATTAGTTAACTTGTCGTCCGAGAGCATTAGCAGATATTTGAGATCATCTTCTTTTCCAGCTTCAATAATGCGTTCGTACTCTGCAAGGTCAAGCTCTTTTTGATGTTCACCTTTGAGCTTGTTTAAAACTTGCCTTAGTAGTCGACGATCCACATCTTCAACTGGTAAGCGTATAATGGAAACTTCAGTCATGCCCAGGGCTTTTGCGGCTATGTAGCGCTGTTCACCGTCAGCAATTAAGAGATCCTTGTTAGTTATGATGGGAACGATAAAACCCCACTTCTTAATAGAAGCTTTAAGCCGCTCCAACTGGTCTTTGCTCATCTTGTTTGGGTTTTGCCCATCAGTTTTAATCGCGCTTACCGCTACGGTTTCAGCGGCTGGAATAATAATCGACAT